TTGAAACGTGATACGAATACCTTCTTGACAGGAAACGTACCACCCCGTGGCATGTTCTGCATGTTAGGGTTAGCACCTGACAGTCTACCAGTAGACGTGCGATGCTGAAGTAAACTAACATGCAACTTGCCATCACTCTTAGTGTAGTTGGCTATGCCCCCTACGAATGATGACAGGTATGTATCAACGGCACTCAGTCGGCTTACCTTACCTAAGAAGTCAACCGCATCGTCCATACCCTTTGCTCTAGCCGAACTCTGTAGTAACAGTAGGTTCTGCTTAGAGGTAGTAAACCCATTGGCACTAGCCCACTTAGCGGATGGCGGCTTGAACTTTAGCCCCGCCACATTACTAGTAGGTACGAAATTATAACCGCTAGTATTACATGCCACGCATCTATTGGGCTTTGCAAAAGGACTTCCATCTTTCTTTACCTTTCTTATGTAGCCAGTGCCACTGCAATCACCGCACTGCTCCGCTTTGGTTTTGTATAACCGTGTTGTACCAGTAGCAGTCAGGCTACGGAAGGAAGCATCATCCATGTAAGGGTCAATGTTGTTAGCCCAATGTAGCTTGTCGTCTACCTTACGAGAATAGATAACCCAAGACAGTTGCTCTGGTGAATTAAGATTGATAGGTGTATCACCCATAAGACTACGAACATGGGACTGTAAAGCATCTAACAACTCCTTCTTCTCTGCCTCAAACTCTTGCCGTACCTCATCTAGCTTGGCTACATCGACAGAGAAACCCCTGCTATATATCTTGGCTAGGCATACAGCCACCTCGTTAGTCAGGGTAACAGTAGGCATAAGCCCTGCATCACCCTCGCTGTTAAGGCGTAGCATCAGCTTGTGTGCCAGTTGCTGTGTAGCATGTAGGTCAGCACTCAAGTACTCAGACAACTCAGCGTGTGGTATCTCACAGGTAGCATATCCCTTCTTATAATACTCCTTTAGTGTGTCCTGCTTCTTGGTATCCAACTCGTACCGTTCAGCACAAGCCTCAAGAGATAGTGGTTCCTTCAGCCCACGCTGTAGTACATACTCACCTAACATGGTGTCGAACACAGGGCCACTATACTTAAACCCAGATTCCCATAACCAAGTAAGGTCATACGCCGCATTGTGCATGATGAGTACAGTGGCCTTGTCTAACTGTTCCTGCACAATAGCATGACCATTAGGTGTAGGCTCTACATCATTGTGGTCAAATGTAATTGAGTACTCGTTACCTTGGTCATCCAACATACCTATCATAGTAACAGAGTTACCTGCCTCAAATGGGTCAAGGTGTAACTTGCCATCTCGTTCTGTTGTTGTATTCTCTACGTCTAGTGTTAGCTTCATCCTTCATACCTCGCTGTCTTATAATCTAGTTGGCAGTGTACACTACCATGCCAACCAGACAGTTTATTCTTTACTACGTTCAAGTGACGCTCTGTGTCTTCCTCATCCTTATCTTGTACGGGTGGGTTCTTAGCAATCAATATCATTAGGTCTGCCTCTGCCGCCTTACCTGTACGTGAGCCTTCCATCATTGACTGGTTCAATAGAACCTTACCCTCTGCCTCTGCTGATAGCTGAGACATATAGAACACAGCACACTCATGCTCTTTAGCAATCTGTCTAGCATGTACTGCGTTAGCCTTGAGTGATTCATCCTGTCTGGCGAAGCCACCCTTGGCAAACTTGTCACCCATGTCCAACAATACTACATCAGGTTTGTACGCTTTGCAAATGCTTTCTACCCAATTCATATCACGTCCTGTAGCATCCTTAATCTTGATGCGTTCCTTGACGGGTGCGTACAACTCACGTGCCTTGGCAGGGTTCTGCTTAATCTCCTGCATGGTCATGCCTGTAGCCGCTGTCAAATATCTGGCACCCACACGGTGGTAGCCTTCCTCATTACAGAGGATGATACAGTTGGCACCCTGATGTGCGAAGCCATTCGGACTAGCAATCAGTGACGCATGGAAGGATGTCTTACCTGTATTAGGTCTAGCACCTACCTCAATCAAGTGACCTGCATTAACACCCTCTACCTTACGTGTGAGTACAGGGATGTTGAACGTCCAACGTGCTTCAAGGTCAGCCTTAGACATCAGTGTTTCCAAGTCTATGTCTTCCCACTCTACCTTCAGGTTAGGCGTGAAGTCATCACCATACATCTCCATCAGATTACGTAATGGCTCAAGGGTTGTCTTGTCACCGTTCACATAGTCAAAGCCAAGGTTGGCAATGTCCTCACCTACTACCTGCTGGAATAGTTTAGACAGTACCTCTTGTGCAATGTCACTACCCATAGGTGTTTCTCTCTTGATGTTACTGAACAGAGCAGAGTAGGCTTGCTTCTGTGCCGTAGTCATAGTCGGATTGTTCGACATGAATAGTGCCTCAATCTCATCTGGTGTTACAGTACGCTCATACCTATCCATTGCGGTATCAATCGTCTGCTTAATCTTACGTGCATCAGCACTGAACAATCTGTCAGGACAACGTGCGCCACGATGTTCCGTGTAGAACTCCTTGTCCATCAGACTGCGTATTAAAGATAGTTCCATTCTTATTCTCCTATGCTGTGTAAGTTGGTCATGTCGTTAGGGTTACGATACTTGAGGTCATCTGTTAGTCTGAGTACCTTCACGTCAGATACATAGCCTCGTAATTCTTTTGCAAACGCTAGGGTCTTTGTTAATGCGTCGGGGTCTAGCGCGATAATTGCTGTTGAGAACTGCATGAGATACCTCTTGTGTGATTCAGATAGTGACGTACCCAACACAGCTACCCCAACTAATACATCACTACCAACAACTGCAGCACTCACGCAGTCCTCAACAACTACAGCGACACTACCATACCCATACGAATAAGGCAAGCCACCATTCCCATACCGCTTCCATTTAGGTAAGCGACCAGAGAGTGAACGCCCTGTGGCATCCACCATCTCACCATCGTGTATCACAGGGAATACTACACGATGTTCTTTGACATCATACATAAGACCAAGTTCATCAGCATCTATCTGCCATTGGTTAGTCCAGCGTATGACATCTTTGTTATTACCGTGAGGCACAACGTACTCAGGTAATACAAACTTAACTTCCTTCTTATCGGAAGTGCCACGAAGACTAGCACGTATGTCTTCGGATGTCAAGTGTACACGAGTACCACCCTTCAGACCACAAGACATCTTGTAGCAATTCCAAATCATATTACCCATGTTATTAGTCACAGTGAATGTCTTGTACCCATTACAGTTAGGACAATTAATTCTCTTAGTACTACCATTAGGTATATGCATATCACTTATAATGTTATATATAGTATTCATATATTAATCACTTTCCTTTGCGGTACTGGAGATACTTATAGCATGTATTTTTCTGTCGGTCAATGCCCTATCTGCACTAGCCAATGTATTTTTTAGGTACGGCTGTACTGATTGTGGGTTAGCATGTCCTGTAACCGACATTATCTGTGCCATACCGACACCTGCATCTACCATTTCAGTTGTGCCTGTCCTTCGTAGGTCAGACAATCGTAATTCTTTAGGTAAACCTGCGGCATCCATGACCTCACGTGCATGTAACGGTAGCTTGTACATAGTATAAGGCTCGTACTTACCCCTGATGGGGCGTGGTCTTGGTGCTACGTACTCTTGGAAGCCGAAGTCTTCATGCTGTTGCACTAACATCTCATGTAGTTCATCCGACACAGGCAAGAATACTTCTGCCTTACGTTTAGTCTGCTTGACATGTACTGTCTGTGCATCAAAGTCAAGAGAATCCCATGTGAGCAGACGCATATCTACTAGACGTTGGCACCATTCATATGCCATCTGTGCTATCAAACCTATGTTACGGGTGCTAAAATCCTCATAGGCTACCTCTAAGAACTTCTGTACATCATCCCTACCCCAGACAACCTTACGCCTCTCAGCGGCTCTCTTACGTACCATAGCGAAAGGATTAGCCTGACACAGTTCCTCTCGCACCCCGTGATTAAACAGGATGCGAGTGATAGAGATAGTGTGATTAGCTAGGTGGATACCTCTGTCACACCATTCGTTGTATGCAGTCTTAGCCATGCGTGTTGTAATTTTATCACAGTCAAGAGAATAAAGTGCCTTGCCTTCTACCTCTGTGTTCATTAGGATGTTAGCAAAGTATTTATATTGTACTTTAGTTTCATCCCGTAACTGTTTGTAATCATAGGAAGAAAGGTAATCCTGTAGTAGCTTAGTTAGTTTCATGTTATCTCCTCATGTTATATAATCTAAATGCTTGACTTACCAACTTGTCATACCACAGCAAGTCATCCTTGAAGTGAGATGGTATAGCTTCTAGTCCATAGTGTGCGCCAGCTATCATGCCAGCTACAGCACCACATGTATCACTGTCGTGTCCTCTGTTGACCGCCTTGATAACGCAGTCGGCAAAGTTATTCGTAGTTTGGTACGCCCACATAGCGCACTGATATGTCTCTACTACATAACCACCTGACATGACATCCTTCCTGTCTGTGTTCAGAGGTAGGTTGTATGACTGATACCTTTGTAGTGCGTCACCATGCCACAGTTGATGGGCAAATACTCTGCTGTACTCAATACATTTAGGGCTACCATGTGTCAGTATAGTCGTAGCAATAGCCAGTTCCATAGCACGTTCAGGTGTAGCTGATGCAATGACAGCAGGTGCAAGCCGCATCAAGGCACCATTACCAGAGGCATCGTCAAATGATACAGAGTTATATGAGTAACCAGACTTATTGTTTATCCATTTCTCTATAGCATCTTGTGTTGTAGTACCAATGTCAAAGCATTTACCTCTTGGTATAAACTCACCCTTCATGTACCAGTTGTACCAGTTGTGCATCATATCTTCTGGATTGAACTCTGCCAGATGTGTTGACAATGAGTCAGCCATAGCTAGTGCCATAGCTGTATCATCTGTCCACTCACCGATGGACATATCGTGATGCCCACCAGTGACGTACTTAGTTATATAATCATCAGGTTCTCTAGCGTCCATGAACTCAAGGGGTGCGCCAAGAGCGTCACCCACTGCAAGTCCTACCATCATACCTGCTGACTTGTCTAATGTCAACATTACGCCGCCTCTAATTGTCTGAACACAGGGCTTGCAATCCACTGAGACACTTGGTTCTCACGATTGAACATGGACACAGCCTGTGTGTCATTGCCTGTGTTACGTAGGTTAAAGCCATTACGCTCATCAGCATACGTTGCATAGTTAGTGAAGGCACTATACAAAGCAAACAGATTACGCCCTCGTGTTGCTACCTCTTGGTTGTATAAGGTATACATCTTAGTAGCCTTAGTGTCTGACTTCATTAGGTTTTCAAGCAGTGACATAACATCTACTGTGTTAAGGTCACGCTTCGCCCATGATTGTAGACGCTCTGACTGTGCATAGAAGTCCTGCTGTGAGTTACGTAGGTCAGAGATGAACCTGTCCATGCTGAAGTTAGCTGTGTTCTTTCGCCGCACCTTATCATGCTCACCTCTAATCATACCATTGAGGCAGAAGAAGTCGATAGCACCGAAGAACACTGTGTTAGAACAGCTACCATCAATCCCATGCAGTGCAATGATACGCTGTGAGATAGTAGTCTCATGCTTGTCAGTGGTGATAGTGGTGGACACGTTAGGCATACGCACATCCATCATAGCCCATGCATTCTTACGTGCATACTTCCACTCAATCTGTGCGCCATCTGTCTCTGCACCTGTCAGGTTCTCTAGCATGGTATCCTGTACACCATGAAAGAAGTCCTTGTGTGAGGCACAGTTGAAGCCATCACCTACGATACCAATATACTCATCCGTCTCACTGTTGATGACGTACTTCTTGTCCTTCACCTTAGTAGTCTCATAAGCTACCTCAAAGTCTAGGTGTTCTGGTACCTGTTCAATCAGTTGTGTTGTAAAATCTAATGGCATTATATTCTCCTTTCGTTAAGTGATACTCTCTTATACCACAGTAATTAGATACTGTCAAAGTATAACATATATTATAACAGCAGTTAATAAATATATACTCATACTACTTATCCTTTCCTGACAGA